ACAATTAAGAAGATTGTAGCAGACAAACAAAATCAACAAGTCAAATTTGACGATGGCAAGATGAAAGTAGATTTATACACAGCATCAGCAATTTCACAAGTATATGATGCAGTAAAGCCAGAAACACAAGAAAAAATTGATAACATGCTAAAAACTAAAGAAGGTATGCTTAAATTGTCAAATTTCGCATTTAGTAAAATTAGCGAAGGTCTTAAAGAAGGCAAACAGTTAGATGAAATACTTCCAATAATTGGTGCCATTGGTGGCGCTATTGCAAGAGGGGTTGGATCCATGGCTGCAAAGGCTGTTGGTAAAGCCGCAGTAAAGACTGCGATTAAACATCCAATTAAGACTGCTCATGTAGCCGGAACTGTTAAAAATGCACTCAGTAGACAACAACCACAGCAGTATGAATCTGAAGAAGATTTAGAAGAATTACAAGCACCTTACACAGGCGCTGATGGTATTAAAGATAGAAACGGAAAGATGCATAAACCTGGCTCTTCAAAAGCAAATATGATTGTGAATATGAAAAAGAAAGTTGCTCCTGCAAAAAAGGCTGGGGTAGGCAGAGGTAATGCACCAGGTTCAAAAGCAACACAAATTAAACCCGGTGTTAAAGCAAACACTAGTGGTGTTAAAAAACCAGCAGTCGGTAGTGTCAAAATGCCAACCAGTGGGCAGAAAAACAAATCTACTTTAGGTAAAATTGGTAACGCCGCTGGAGCCGCTGGAAAATATGTTAAAGATAAAGTTGGTGGAGTGCTGGCATATGGTGGCGCATCATCTGGTTTCGGTAACCCATTATCAGCATCTAAACAATATGCAGATGACATGGTAGAAAAAGCAAAAAGAGATGCAGAAGAGATTGAAGAGATTAGTATACGACCGGCACCAAAGTTTAAAGTGTCAGGTCCTCATGGCCAAAAGCCAGGCTCTCATCATCCACCTGCGAAAGAGGCACCTAGATTCAAAGCCTCAGTTAAGTTTTAATCAAATAACCTATTGACTTTTAGAGTCACCTATGTTAATATATAAAGAGTGTGTAAAAGCACTCTTTTTTATTGTCCAACTTATAGGAGATGTATATGTCAATTGACGCAATTAATGAAGAAGAAAAAGCAAAACTCATTCAACTAGTGAATGAAGGTTGTCTAGTTCTACAAGAATGTGAAGACCTCAAAGGTGGATTACGTGATACTGTAAGAGCAATTGCTGAAGAAATCGATGTTAAACCAGCGGTTTTAAACAAAGCAATCTCTGTAGCACACAAAGCCAAACTAGTAGAAACTCGTGCAGACTTTGAAGATATGGAAACTATCTTAGAGACAGTTGGTCGCACTCTTTGAGTTATGTAGATGCTTTCTACAACAAAGACAAAGATATTGTTCAAGTTGTAGAACGAATCAAGGGTAAACGAGTTTATAATGATTATCCAGCGTGGCGTACTTTCTATGTGAAAGACCCACGCGGTGACCATCTAAGTATTCACGGTGACAAAGTTCGTCAAATCAAATGTAAACGTCTCAAAGACCTTCACAAAGAACGAAAGATAAACACTGGTAAAACATTTTACGAAAGTGATATGAAGCCAGAAGTTAAATGTTTGAGTGAGAACTATAATGGTCTTGATTCCCCAACTCTGAATACCGCATTTTTCGATATCGAAACAGACTTCGATGCATCTAAAGGATTTGCTGACCCAAGTGACCCGTTCATGCCCATCACGGCAATATCGGTTCATTTGCAATGGCTTGACTTACTAGTTACTCTAGTTATTCCGCCAAAGTCTATGAGAGAAGGCGAAGGTCTAATAGAAGCCCAACGCATTTGTGACCAATTTCCGAATACAGAACTGTATCTAAGTGAAGCAGATATGCTGAATGATTTCATGGATGTCATTGAAGATGCAGATGTGTTGACTGGTTGGAACTCTGAAGGTTATGATATTCCCTATACTGTTAATCGAATTACTAGAGTATTAAGTAAGTCACATACACGCAAGATGTGTCTATGGGACTTATATCCTCAAAAAAGAAAAGTAATGAAGTATGGTAAAGAGCAAGAAACTTTTGACTTGTTCGGAAGAATTCACTTAGACTACCTAGAACTGTATCGTAAGTATACATACCACGAAATGCATTCATACGCACTTGATACAATTGGCGCCCATGAAGTAGGCGAACAGAAAGTCGCATACGAAGGTACGCTAGACCAGTTATATAACAATGACTTTTATAAGTTTGTGGCATACAACAGACAAGACGTTGCCCTATTGGACAAGATTGATAAGAAACTAAGATTTATCGAACTAGCAAATGAAATTGCACACGATAATACAGTGAACATCAAAACAACAATGGGTGCAGTTGCTGTTACAGAACAAGCAATCATTAACGAAGCACATAGACGTGGCATGGTTGTTCCTGATAGAAAGAGACGAGTTTGGTCAGATGATGATGCCGAGTTAAGTGATGATGACTTACATGACTTAGAAATGCAAAAGGCTGCCGGTGCTTTTGTGGCGAAACCCAAAGCAGGACTACAAAAGTGGGTAGCAGGTATTGATATTAACTCTCTTTATCCATCTGTTATTCGTGCTATGAATATGTCTCCAGAAACTATTGCTGGTCAACTTCGACCAGACTTGACTGATGAACTAATTGGCGGTAGAATATCAGAAGGTAGAAAAACTGGTGCGAAGACATATGGTTCTTCTCAAGCATGGGATGAAACGTTTAGTTCAGAAGAATTTCGTGTAATGAATGAGAAAGACAAAGCAAGTAGAGTTACTCTAGTCCTAGAAGATAATCCCTTTGACGAACTTAAGACCACACAAACAGTATCTGGTGCAGAAGCATATGATTTGATATTCAACAGTGGATTAAATTGGACTATCACTGCAAATGGTACTATATTCAAACAAGATGTTCAAGGTATTATTCCAAGTTTACTAGAACGTTGGTATGCAGAACGACAAGTAATGCAAAGCAGTAAGAAGAAGGCTATTGCAGATGGTGATAAAGAACAAATTGCTTACTGGGATAAACGACAGTTGGTTAAGAAAATTAACTTGAACTCGTTGTATGGTGCATTATTGAACCAAGGTTGTCGGTTCTACGATAAGCGTATCGGTCAGAGTACAACTCTAACTGGTCGTTGTATCACAAGACATATGGGTGCAAAGTGTAATGAAGTTATTACAGGTCACTACGATTATCAAGGTGCATCAGTTATCTATGGCGACACAGATTCCATTTACTATTCAATGTATCCTGTTTACAAGCAAGAGATTGATGATGGCACAATCGAATGGAACAAAGATAAAGTCTTAGAACTATATGACGAAGTTGCTGACCAAGTCAACGAAAGTTTTCCAGAGTTTATGAAAACATTCTTTAATGTTCCTAGACAAGAAGGTGAGATTATTGTTGCTGGTCGTGAGAACTGTGCAACACAGGGCATCTTTATCAAAAAGAAACGATATGCTATGCTCATCTATGATGATGATGGAGAACGCAGAGATATCGATGGTTCGCCTGGTAAGATTAAAGCAATGGGGTTAGACCTTAAACGTTCTGATACACCAAAATATATGCAAAACTTCTTAAGTGAGGTATTGCTCACAGTATTAACGGATGGTACTGAAGAAACAGTTATTGGTATGGTTAAAGAGTTTAAGAAAGGGTTTAGAGCAAGACCTGGTTGGGAGAAAGGTTCTCAATCTCGTGTGAACAACTTGACATCATATAAGAATCGTGTGAATGCCGCTAAGAAGGCAATGGCAAGAGATTTGAATACTGGTGGTGATAAAACTAAAAAAGATAAAGTTCATTTGCCTGGACACGTATCTGCCGCTCTAAACTGGAATATGTTACGAGAACTTAACCAAGATAGATACGCAGTAGAAATCGTAGATGGCATGAAGTGTATCATATGCAAACTAAAGCCAAACACTTTCAAGTTAAAGAGTGTCGCATACCCAGTTGACGCAACCAAAATACCCCAATGGTTTCAGGATTTGCCATTTGACCACGAGTTAATGGAACAGACCATTGTTGATAAGAAGTTAGAAAATCTAATTGGAGTTCTCAATTGGGATATGAGTGATGCAAACGCATCCGAAACCTTTGATAATTTGTTTGACTTATAATGAGCAATACTTACACAAACTTAATTAAGAGACGGGCAACAAATAAGGAATCAGATGAATGTTATACTCCATCTGACCAGATTGCTCCGTTACTAGAGTACTTAGATAAAGACAAAACTTACTACGAAGCGACTAGTGGGACATCTAATCTAATCGTAGATGGCTTTAATAACAATGGATATAAGATAGTACCGAGTAAAGGTAAGGACTTTTTCGATTGTGAGCCAGATGATGTATATGATGGAATTATAACTAATCCGCCATATAGTATCAAAGATAAGTTTATCGAACACTGTTATGCCCTAGGTAAACCATTTGCATTGTTACTTCCAGTAACGAGTTTTCAAGGTGGAAAACGAGGCAGAATGTTTATAGAGCATGGCATGTCTACACTTGTATATAACAATCGTGTAGATTTTACAGGAA